GTCGTGGTGCAGGCAAGACACGCTCCGCGGCTGAGGCCCTGTGGTGGTGGGCGTGGATAAACCCCGGCTCCCGTTGCCTTGTGCTGGCGCCGACATCCAACGACATCAAGTTCACCTGCTTCGAGGGCCAGTCTGGCCTCCTCGCCTGCATCCCGCAGGAACTGGTAGTGGACTACAACAAGCAAGACCACCAGATAAAGCTGTCCAATGGCTCTATCATCCGCGGCATCTCTGGCGACTCCTACGAGCGTTTGCGTGGCCCGCAGTTCCACTATGCGTGGTGTGACGAGTTAGCCGCGTTCCAGTACCTTGGCAGTGGTGAGGCTTGGGACATGATGATGATGGGCCTGCGTCTGGGTGATAAGCCCCGCGTCATTGTGACTACGACACCGCGCCCCAAAGACCTCATCATTGACCTTGTGGGCCGTGAGGGTGACGACGTAGTGATTGACCGCGCCAGCACCTATGAGAACGAAGCTAACCTAGCATCGACCTTTCGTAACCAGTTGGAGCAGTACAAAGGCTCTAAGCTGTACGAGCAGGAGGTGATGGGTCTCTTGGTTGACCTCGAAGACGGCAAGGTGGTGGGGCGCGATATGTTCAAGCTGTACCCAGCGAACAAGCCCTTCCCTAAGTTCGAGTTCATTGTCCAGTCCTATGACTGCGCCTTCAGTGACAAGGAATACAACGACCCCACAGCCATGACAACGTGGGGCGTGTTCAAGCCCCTTGACGGCCCGATGTCCGTCCTGCTCATTGACTGCTGGGCTGAACACCTGACGTTCCCTAACCTCAAGCCCAAGGTGCTAGAGGAGTGGCGCGTGTCCTACGGTGAAGGCAAGGACGCCAAGCGCCCTGACCTAATCCTCGTGGAAGACAAGGCGGCAGGCATCTCCCTGATTCAAGAACTGAGAGCGGCCCACCTGCCTGTCAGGGGATACAACCCCGGCAAGGCTGACAAGATGCAGAGGCTTCAGATTACCGCGTCCATCTTTGCGACGGGCCGTGTCTGGTTGCCTGAGTCATCTGTGCGCAAGGGCTACGTCAAGGACTGGTGCGAGGGCTTCCTGTCCCAGATATGCTCCTTCCCTGACTCGACGCATGACGACTATGTAGACTCAGCCACGCAGGCTATTCGTTTAATGAAGGACATGGGTTTCCTCGACATAAACCCTGAGCCTCGGTATGATGACGACGATGAATACGAATACACCCGCCCGAAGCGGGTCAACCCTTACACGGCGTAACACATGGGCAAACTAAAACTCTTTGGTAGTGCGGTCGAAGGTGGCTTGAACGCAATCAAGTCGGCAGGACGCGCCGCCCATGAACAGCAGGCGGCTATGCGTGCCGCAAGGGATGCTGAAGTCGCAGAGCAGATGGCGAACCTGCCTGCACGCAACAAGAAGGCCAACGAGGCTCTTGGCCTGTATCACCCTGTAGGTGGTGGCATCAAGCTGTCTAAGCCTACCCGCGGTATGCACGCCACCACAGTGCGTGACCCCAAGTTCAACCCACCAGAGATTGGCGACATCACGCCAGAGCAGTTGGTCAAGGAAGAGGCGGCGTTGTTCCCTCTCGTTGGTGACCGAGCCGCTGGTGGCAAGTATCTGACCCACGTTGGAGAGAATGAACTAGAGACGCCTGTCAGGCTGACCGCTGGGCCGCTGTACATGGATGCGAACTACAACCACATCATCCCTGACGACTCAGCCGCATGGGAGTCTGGCCTTGGTCGCGTCACCGCACTTGGGCGTCAGGCTGAACGCGCAGGGGAAGGCGGTCGTCCTGTCTATGGCATCTACACGGCAGGCTCTGGAACAAACACGGACTTCAACGTGATGGGTGCAAATGCGCTCATACAGCAGATGCCGTACAGCAAGATAACCAAGAAGGCGGAGAAAGAGTTTGACCGAGCGATGAAGGAGGGTTCAAAAGAATTCCCGCCCATCCCGAACTGGCCCGGCATTCGTAGCCCTGAAGCGCAGGCTATGTTGCTTGACAAAAGCAATGGCATCGTCCGCACCAAGTTGTTTGGCACGATGGGCAAGGAGAACTTCCAGTCAATGGGCTTCCCTGATGTGCCTGCTACCCGCAAGGCCATCATCGAGCCTGAGTTGCTCGACGTTCCAACGAATCAGGCTGGCTTTAGGATGGCACGCATGGACACCAAAGGTCGCATCATTGAAGACCCCCTAATTCCATCCGACTACCCCAAAGCTATGGCTGGCAAGGTCGCAGGCAAGTTAGATTTGCCCGCGGACTACAAGGACGTCTTCCAGACCCACTTTGACGCCCGCCGACTATTGAGCCAACCAGAGTCAGGCGACTACTACTCATTCTCCCGCGCCCATCCAATTCAGTATGCAGACCAGCAATGGTTGGATAGGCTGATGCAACAGAGGTTTGCCAATGAGCGCAAAATTAAAGAGGGCAGTTACAAGAAGGGTGGAGCGGTCGAGGACTTCGACTCTAAGCTAGACAAGCTGATTCAGAACCACCACTTTGACAACCACGTTGACAAGAGGATTAAGGAACACTTCGCTAAGGGTGGAGACGTAAAACTTGCCCGCACGTCCCTGCGCATGGCTGGTGGCGGCATGATGGCTAAGGGCATGGCTAAGTTAGGCAAGCGCCTGATGGCTGACCCAGCAGAGGCAACTGCTTCGATTAAGGGCGGCACACGCAAGTTCGGTGACGAGGCTGGTGGCAATACCATCGTTAAGGATGTTGGCGGCAATTGGCTGAGAGATACCACAGGCTCATCATTGAAGACGTTGAAGCGCAAGACGCAGGGCGGAATGAAGCCAGAAGATGCTTTGGTACAGATGCGTGAGCGGTTCTCGGATGTGCCAGAACAACAGCAGAACATCCGCAGTCTTGAGGCTGATGTTGCGCTGAACAAGTGGGTTGACAGCAACTTGAACAACTACGTCAAGAAGCAAATGGGTACGCCTGAAGACCCAGTGCGCAAGCTGGCTGAAGAGGACATCACACACTTCCCTATTGCTGAAGACCCAGCGTTCTGGGAGCGCAGGGGTGAGTCAAGTCGCAAGAAGCTAGGCGGAAGCAAGATGGCTCAGTCCGACCTTGCCCAGCAGTGGGAGAACCGCACTGACGCAATGATTAAGCGCGACACAGCGCAAGAGCATCAGTCGATGATGAGGCAAGCCCCGGGGATGTACGACAAGGGCGACGAGTGGATAAACAAACTTGCGCCAGAGACTCCGATTTACTCTAGCATCATGAACCCAAGAGACCTTGGCTTTGACCACATCATGGATGTCTTGCGTGCAGACTTGCAGGCTGGTCGCATTCGCCCTGAGCAGTTGAGCAAGGTCAGCATGGAGCAGGCAGTACGCCGCACCCATGAGTACGACCAAGAGATGGCCCGCAAGATGGCTGAGGCACAGTTCAAAATCACCGAGGGTATGCCTGTTAAAAAAGAATATCCAGAGGGCTACAAGTGGATTGAGTTGGCTCCCGGTAAACAGCTTCCTGAAGGTTGGAAGATGGAGAACGGCGCTTACTACGACCCCCAAGGCGTAAGGCGCTCACATCCAGATGCTGAGAAGGTTGCTAACGCCCTAAAGTACGAAGGCGAAACAATGGGCCACTGCGTCGGTAGTTACTGCCCTGACGTGTTAGAAGGCAAGTCCCGCATATTTAGCCTGCGTGATTCAAAGGGTGAGCCTCATGTGACGATTGAAACACAGCCAAGAAGCCTTAGTACTTGGGATGACGTAACAGCCGCCGTTGGCCCAGAAGAGTCTCAAAAACTTTGGAAAGAGTTTGATGACATTGGTGGCAACAGTATGTCCGATGTTGGTCAAGGCTTTGATATGTTTATCAAGCAAAAGGGAATTCAAGCACCCGAAAAGATTGTCCAAATCAAAGGCAAAGGCAACGCCAAGCCTAAAGAAGACTACCTTCCATTCGTGCAGGACTTTGTCCGTGGTGACAATTGGTCTGACGTTGGAGACTTCAAGAACACTGGACTTGAATGGCACGCTACTGGCCCTAAAGGCGTTTTCGGTCAAGAGGAAGTTAAAGCGTTAGAGCAGGCAGGTTACAAAGTTCCAAAGTATTTGACAAATGCTGAGAAAGATGACTTGACGCGCAAGTGGTATGAGTTGGAAACAGGCAACGACTACGACACTGGCTTACCCAAAGCAACACCAAAACCTGACGTCCCACCAGCAGAAGGCATGGCTAATGGCGGGGGTGTACTAAAGTACACTACGCTTCGTAACCGAAACACAACCCAATCACAACCGAATCGGTTTGCTGATGGTGGCAAGAGCGAGATAAAAGCCACGCCCCGCAAGAAGGGTTACGGCGTAGCGTCAGACGTACTCAAAGGGGTGCATGAGTTTGCGTCTAAACCCTTTGGTTACGAGAACCCTCCTGT